CAGGTTTCACCAGCACCAACTGTAACTGTTACACCTGATTGTATAGTAATTGGACCAAAGCTGCCAGCATTTTGTCCATTAGTAATAGTATAACTTTGCGTTACTGTTTGGTCATTTTCCCAAAAGATATTATCACCTCCAGCACCTTGAGCACCTGCTCCTGCAGCAGCCCAACTTAGCGTTCCAGAAGCATCAGATACAAGAGCATAGCCAGAAACAGAGGCATCGGTAGCAGGTAAAGTCCATACAACATTAGAAGAAACTGTGGCTGGTGCTTGAAAACCTACATAATTGCTACTATCAGCATCAGCAAAACGTAAATCGTTTTGAGCCTGTAATGTTATGCCACTCGAATCCATTATTAATCTTTCTGTTCCGCTAGAAGAGAATCCCATTACATTTGCAGATTTTCTGAA